TTGCGGCGAGTCTTTGCAGCATTTTTGTGTTGGTAAAACCTAACAGCAGGGTTTACGCTGATTCCAACGTACCCTTCATCAAGCGCAAGGCTTGATCGTTCCCTAATGTGGTATACCGCTGTCACTTTTTGCCGAAAGCCTGCGTACCAAACCAGAAAGCGATAATGCTGCTCAAAATTAGCATCTCGTCGTCAGAGAACACTTCGGCCATTGCGGCGGCAAACGGCACACCCGTGTTGTAGGCGTACCAAACGCCTGCGATGTTGATGGCGACTAGTTCTAGCACGAAGATGTAGGTCACAACCGGGCGCACCGAGGCACGAAGGTTAATCATCCATTGGCTTGCGCCTTTGCCGATCTCAACGTCGTGGCTATACAGCGCCTGACGCTCCTCGCCTGCTGTCTGCGTTTGAATTTGCTCCAATTTGATTTCTTCAACCCGTGCCTGCGCGACAAACCCACGTTCTGCGAGGGCTAATTCGCGCTCCTTCTGTGCAGCAACCAAGGCAAGCTCATGTTTCTTGTCCTGCCGATCTTGGAAAATTTGCAGGATTTTGGGCAGCCCGCCCGCAAGAAACGACAGGAACGTGCTAACCATCGTCATCATTTGCTTGCCCTCACTACATCGTCGCCCTTTGTCACGGTCACATGATCGCCTTCAACGTCAACCCGCATGGGTTGCTCTTTGCGATCCAGCCGATCCAGTTTGGCGATGAGCTCCTTGATGACCTCAAACTCGGGCTTTTCTTCCTTCTCCACCGTGCCTGCAATGCTGGCAAGCATGGAGATGAGGGCGGTCAGCGAGGCACCGAGCAACCCCATCACGGCGGCGATCTTGTCGCTATCTAGCGCAAGGCTAGACAACACACCAATCACCACAATGGCGGTGATGTATTTAAGGCCGTCCTTGCCGATAGCCTTGCCCGCAACATCCTTGGCGCTGCTGTGCGCTTCTAGGCGCTGCAATTCGGCCTGTATCTGCACTTTCAGCAGTTGGATGTCGGTAGATTCAGTCATTTCTGCACAGCCTCAAGGAGCAACATTCCCATGCTGCCGAGCGCGCCAAGGAGGATGAGGATAATCGCGCCGCCAACTTTCAGCATGAGCTGCTCAAGGCGCTTCAGTCGCGCATGGATCGCCTCGTAACGCACCGCGCAAACGTCAATGTGGCTCGTTACCGTTGTTTCTAGCTCTTGAACAGTAGTCACCGAATTACTCTCCAATTGTTAATAACAATCCAAACGTAAAACGCACACAGCACCATCGTGATCATCCACATATCGGCGTACCACAGCGCCCAAGTCGCAAACACTTTGGTCACGACCATCACGCCAAGCGGGTCAAAGCGCAGAAACAGTTTGGCGAGCAGCGGATTGACCTCCCTCGCGCCCATTTTTAGCGCCGTTAGCGTTGTCCATACATCGCCAATCTGGAGCAGGATAAAAAGCGCAAGGAAAGCAAGGTTCATTGCTGCGTCACTTCTTCCGGCTTCGGCATCTGCGCCTCAACCTGTGCCTTCAACTTCTGCCACAGCGGATAGCCGCCCTGACTCGTCGGGAGTGACCCCAACAAGTTCACGATAGCGACGGCTTCTTCTAGCGTCATCTCTAACTTTGCTTCTAGCATCTGTTATGCCTTGTGATGGTTGATATAAGCGTTATTACGGTTGTGCCGACCACGGCAACGGCGGCGAAACAATCGGCGGGTTAATCTGGTTTTGAATCTGCTGCTCTACCGCAGCCTCGGCAGACTCTTTGTCCACGCCGTTAGCCCAACACCAACCCAGCACCTGATCTTGCGTGAGGTCAGCGTAAGGCGTGAAAGCCTCGCCCTGCACCACGGCAAACGAACAGGTGGCATAGACGCTGCCGCTGTAGTCGCCGTTCACGCCGTTGCACGACCAATGTGCGGTAACAACGTAGTCAGCGCCTTCGGGGGCTTGCGGTACGCAGTCCAGTTGGCTGATGTTCCATGTAATCACGGTAGCCATTTATTTGCTCTCCAATGCGGCGACTTTGGCCTCAAGTTGCTCAATACGCGCCATCGCTTCTTGCAGGGCTTTGATGGCGGCGAACGTGATGTCTTTGGTGTAAACCGTTTTCAGCGGTTCCTCGTCTTCCGGCGTCTCGCCGAAGCCATCGCTGTCCACCCACACCGGCTCAACCGATTCAACTTGCTGCGCGATGACACCGACATTTACATCATCGTGCGTCTGGTCGTTGTACTTATAGGTAACAATTTCCAATGCGCCGATTTTGTCCCACATGGACGAAGCCGGGTTAATTTCTTTCTTCGTGCGAGCGTCGGACAAGTCTACGTTATTGGCTTGGTAGTTGGCCAAGCCACCGTTAGAACGGATTGTGGCGCGAACTGCCGTGGCGTCGCTGCAATATAAAAATACATTTCCAGTTCCGTTAGGGGTTGCGGTTGTATATTCAATTACTTGCCCTAACGGTGCTGCGTTGGTGTTTGTTAAATAAGAAATATAAGTCGCGGCGGTGCTTCTAAACTCATGGTAAGTGCCTGTCACTCCAACATACGCCCCGTTATCACTCGCCTTAAAGTACCCACCCGCCGTGAACCTGCCGCGTTCGGTGTTGTTGGTGCCAAACAGCAAATCGTTAACGCTGCCTTGAACATACTGCGTTCCCGAACTTGTCAGAATTTCAATTTTGGTGTCAGAAGTATTTGTCTCAATACGGACTGGAATGTTGCCCGTGCTATAGACATGGAGCCTTCGTGAAGGCGAAGTCGTCCCCACGCCCAAATTCCCACTCGCATCCAGCGTCATCGCCTGCGTGAACGTGATGGTGTTGCCTGCGGTGCCGGAGGGGGCGGTATAAAACTCAAAAGCACTATCAACCATCCGCAAACGAGATGCGGCACCGCCGTTTTTGTATTTAAAGTCAGTATTTAAATATGCGTTGTTAAGTATTTGGGTTTGTGTATTGCTCACGCCCCAAAAAGCCGATCCTGTTCCTACGTCAATCGCTTTTCCGGTGGTGTAAATACTCGGCGTCACGCCCAAGCCGAGGTTGCCGGAGGCGTCAAGGCGCATACGCTCGGTAACAGTTGCGCTGCCGGTTGCAGTGGTGCCGAAAGTAAGATCGGTCGGGTTGCTGCCAGCGGAGTGCGTGCCAGAGGCCACAGCGGCAAAATATGCATGAAGAGTTACGGCATTTGCGGTCGTGTCGTTACCGTAAAAATCTATTGATCCAAACGGATTGCCTGCGACAATAGAAGTATCGTTTCTAAAAAGAGCAATACCCGATTGCCCGTTTAATTTTTCGCAAGCAATAAACCCGCTTGACGAGTTAATCGCCGTCGTCCCGCCGACGAGCAGTTCACCGGCAGAGGTGATGCGCATACGCTCGGTGTTGTTGGTTTGAAACGCTATTGGGTAAGTGCTTTGCGTTCTAACAACCAAGCCACCACCGGATAAAACAGTGCCTGCTGTTGGCACGCAAAATACGTCGCCTAGTACGGTTCCATTTTGCGAGGACAGTGCCATGCCAACATACGACTGATTAGTGGATGTTGAAGTATTTGATAATGAAAAACCAAGAGTGCTGCCTGTTGCATCTGAAAATGAAACGGTCAATTTGTTTGCAGGCGAACTCGTCCCAACACCGAAGTTGCCAGAGGAATCAAACCTTCCGACTTCCGCGCTGTTGGTAAAAAACTGCAATGAGTTAGTGCCGTGCGCGTAAAGAATACGGCCTACGTCTGCGGCATCTTGGTCGCCAAAAAGAATTCCCGAATTTGCCGCCGTTCCCGCAATTGTTGACAGATAAGTGCTTCGGCCCGTTGTGTCGTTACTTTGAATTCGCACACGCTCGCCAGTAACAACTGTCGGATCGGTTCCGCCAGCCGTGCCTTTGACATACAGCGTGGTGGGCGGGGTGCCGCCAATGCCCAACTTGCTGCCGTCAAATATCAGCGCCGTTCCACTCGTCGCTACCTTGCTGCCGTCCAGATACAGGACGCCGTTGGCGGTGCCGCCGGAGAGGGTGAGGTTGCCCGTAATCGTGGCCGTGCCGACGTTAGCCGAGGCGACCGAGGCTCCGGTCAGCGTCATGGAGCTAATCACCGCGTTGCCAAGGTTAGCCGAGGCGATAGAGGCACCCGTGGCGGTCAGCGTCGTGACCGTGGCCGTGGTCAGCAGCGCAACGCCCGCGTTCATGCTGGCAATAGAGGCTGACGTAGAGGTGAGGTTAGTCACCGTTCCGGTCGTCACAACGGCCACAGCGGCGTTCATAGAGGCTGTAGAGACGGTCGGCAGGTCTGACTTGCCAGTAACGGCGAGGGTGCTACCGAGCGTTGCAGCGCCCGTGACGGCAAACACACCGCCGACCGACAGCGCCGAGGTGATGGATACGTTGGCTTGCAGGCCGGTGTTGCCCGTAACCGTCAGGGTGCCGTTAATCGTCGTGTTGCCAAACGAGTTGGCGGCGTTAATCATCTGGAACCGGGTGCCGTCGTAGCAAATGACGACGATTTCGCCCGTATTCACATCACCTGCGATCAGCGCGGTAGAGCCGTCGCGGGTGATGGACTTTGCGCCGAGGCCATCAATGTTGATCGTCATTGCGCCCGTATTAGCGGCGTTGGCGATGAAATAGAACAACTGCCCCGCAGCGTAAGAGGCCAATGCAGGCGACATCGTGCCTGTGATCGTGTCCGTTCCCGTGACCGTAATCAGTTTGGCGGCGGTGGACTGCACTTGGCTCATGTTGGAGGCGTCAGTTGCCGCCGTGCCTGCGCCAAGGCTAGTGATCTTGTTATTGCCAAACGGGATGTTGGCCGTAACGGTGGTTTGACCGTCCTTGGTGATACAGGTAGAGAGGCCCGTAGCAAGGTCTGACGTTAAGGCGTTAAAGACCGTAGCCGAGATGACGGTGTTAGCGACGACAGGTTGCCCTGCCGTGTTGATAACAAAAGTGCCATTTCCCGTGAAACTCATTGCTTTTTACTCCTTTGCCGCTGCCTTTCAGCCTCTGCACCTGCCGCGCCGCCAACAACTTGTGACGGTAACGTAAACTGTTCGCCCAACAACTGCCGCTGCAACGCTTTGCTTAATGCCAAGCGTCGTGCGCCATATTTTGCAGGGATGATTCCTAGGGCTGCGTATGGTGAAACTGACATAAGTGGGAACGAGACTGCTCCCGCTCCGGTCATTGCTAAATCTAATGCGTTAGAGCCAACGCTTCCGGTTCGCTCTGGGCGAATCATTGCGCGAGGGAACGAACTGCCCATGCGAGCCGCTAATTCCAACTCGGGCGACAACGGCTTACCCTTGTTGAGAATTTGCGACAGCTTCATAGCATCAACGCTGCCGCTACCCTCATCCAAAGCCGCCTGAACGGTGTATGACTTGGCAATTTGGCGACGAGCGTTGTCAAACTGCTGGGCAAGATTGCCTTGCCCGGCTTTTTTCAATTGCCGAAAAATCATTTCTTCAAGTGCTTCGGCCGCTTCTCGTTGCGCTCGGCCTAATGCTTTTCTTGTCGGTTCGTCTAAAGACGCAAGATTGTCAGCAGCTTCATTACGCAACTGCTTTAAGTATTCCATACCTGAATTTGTGTCAAATTCAGGAACATCAAGCGAATCCACTAAATCCTTGATTTCTTTTGATGCGGCTACATTGGCTTTTGGGAAATCCTCTCTAATTTTTTCAATGCTTGCCCTTATGCCTTGCAAACTCGCCTTGTAATCATCGTCTGTTGCAATTCGGCCAGCCGATTTCACCATGTCATACACTTGGCCCGCTTCATCTCGCACTTGCTCAAGCGTGTCTCGCGTAATTTCGCGGGTTTCTGGCAACCCAAGGGTGCGATTAGCAAGTCTGTTGGTGACTTGTTGGTTGGTTGCGCGAGCCGTTTGTTCGGTGGCTTGCTTGCCGCCGATGCTTTCCAGCGCAATGTTGCGAATGTTTGGCTGAATTGTGGCGGGAGGCACTACATAGCCTTCTCGCTGCCCAACATCAAACGTGCGCTGCGGGCGAGTCAATGTTGGCTGGAAATTTGCGGGGGCAGGATTTGCAATGCCGGGCAACGGAACTTTTGCGCCCGCAATTGTGCTGCCAAGGAACTGATTGACATTTTCAAGCGTTCCTTGCGGTTCTGGCAATCCTATTTGCGTCATCAAGTTTTGTGTGGCTTGAGTCGGCATTTGCTGGTTGGAGCCAGTTAAGTAGTTATATCCAGCCATGGCCGCATCAGCAGCCATACCGGGTAATGCGGTGACGCCAGTAACAGCCGATCTGGCGGCCAAACCTAATTGCCTTGGCATTTGGCTAGGCAATCCTTCCACTTCTGATTTAATGTAGCCGCCCGCTTGGCGCAGTCGGTCACGAAGCGCCTTCAGCAAGTCGTTATTGTCCTCGGCAGAACCGCCGACTGGCTCGCTTTGATCTCGCCAACCCATTACCGCTTCCTCATCATTTTGCCGTTAGGCGCAATAAACAGGTCGCCACTCTTTAACTTTTCAAACATTGGATCATTGTCGCCTTGCAAACGCGGAATACGAACGCTTGCAAACGGGTCAGACACAATGTCCTCTGGGTTCAGCCCAGATCGCCCCGCTATTGATGTATACCGATCAATAACTTGCTGAACATTAGGGGCTTGGCTTTCAACCAACCCGTAAGCTGATTGCAAGAAGTCTTGTCGTTGCGATTGTGTTAACCGCTCACCGCTTGCAACTTTGTTGTAAATGTTGCGAATTGTGGCGTCTATACCGCCCGCGTTTTGAGCGTTTGCAAATTCACCCTCTCGGACGGTAGATGCGGGGTCAAGCGCCCGCATATATCCAAAAATCAAAGACAAATCATTTGCGGCACTAGGGTTGAGTGCGGCGGTTTTGATTTTTTGGAACGCATCAGCAACGCCACGATACGGGGTAGTTTGAGTTGTAAACTCTTTACGCAAACCTTCAGCGGTTTCTTTAGAACCACCGCCAGCAGACGGCGCAACGCCTTTCGTTCGCGTTTGCACGGTTCCATCGCTGTAATGCAACTCAACCACGTTGCCCAAATCCACCTCTTTTACGATGGTTTTGGGTTTCACGGGCGCTTCCTTTTCTTTTATCTTGCCAATGTCTCCGGTGCGTTGCGCTTCAGCAAGGCTTTCTGGCGTATATTTGCTTGCATCAAGGTCAGCAATTTTTACTTCCCTTGGCTTGGGCATCGTCGCTTCGTACTGCGACATAGCAAACTGCTGCACCATCGGGTTGCTGCTTTCAAAGCCTTCCAATGCTCGCGCACGTTTCTGCGCTGCCGTCAGCGGGCCGCCAACTTGCATCTGCATCGGCTGGCTGAAATCAGGCTGACCGTCTGCGCCCATCACGGGCATCAAACGCTGATTAGGCGCTGCGATGGCGCTCGGCTGTGCGTATTCGGTGCTACGGAACCCCGGCTGACCATACGGCACGGCAGGGCCACCACCCGGCTCGGTGTTGATCATCGGCATAGGCGCTTCCATCGCGGCCAACTCGGCCATATTGACGTTGCGCTGCTCGGGCTCAAACGAACGGATGTAATCAGCAAACTCGGTACGCCCCGCCTTCTCTGCGGCGGTCTTGGCTTCCTCGGCCTGACGACCCGCACGGGCGGTCATAAAGCTCTGCAACGCCTTCACAAGCGGTGCGGCCTTCGGGATCGGCGCTGCGGTGCCTTCCATCGGCTGATATTCTTGTTGGGCGAGTGCTTCGGCCAACATTGCACGGCGACGAGCTTCCTCTAACTGACGCTCGTACTCGCTCGGTGCGCGGAAAGTGCTGACATATTTAGGAGGCATTTTCAAAATCCCCTCTGTAAGAACCTCCCTGCGGCGTCGTCATGCCTGCGGGAGAGGGCATCCGTGGACGCATCGGGCGATTGCCGATCTGCGGTGCCGTGTCTGCCATTTGTTGCGGCGGCATACGGGTCTGACCCATTTGCGGGCGACCCATTCCCTGCATCATGCCGCCCATACCGGGCTGCGGCGTCATCTGTGGGCCGTTGAAGTTCATGGCCTGCGGAGGTACGCCAGAGGCGGTGTTCGGCGTAGCGCCGCTATAGGCGAGGCTAGGACGCATTGCGGGCATCCCGTCGCGTTGGCCTGCGGGCGCACCGATGGAACGGTTGCGCTCCTGCATTGCCAGCATCTGCGCCATGCGCTGCGGTCGGTCAGGTCTAAATCCGTTCATCTGTTAGCCTCCGAATAATCCTTTGCCAAGCGCCCCGCCAAATTGACCACCGAAGGCGGTGCCAGCCATGCCAGCAAGACTGCCGAGCAGCCCCATTTGCGAGTTGTATGCGCCGACTTGGTTGGCGTAATTGCGTTGTGCAAAGTCGCCTTGCGCCTGACCCGCTTGGAATATCGGAGCAGGGGCAACCGTGACGCCGCTATAGCCTTGGAATTGCGGCACCGTGACCTGACCGCCCGAGAGCAACGCGCTAATCTCGTTGATCGGGAGCGAGCGGATCGCTGCTTGTTGCGCGAGAGCCTGTTGCACAGCCGTGTTGTAGAACTGGCTCTGCCCCATCTCTTGGTTATACATCTGCTGCAACGCTTGGTTGTAGAAAGTGTTTTGGTCAATCGCGGCCTGACGCTGTTGCGCGAGGGCGGCGTTAGCCAATTCAGCTTGCGACATCTGCTGACCAAAGTTTTGCTGCTGACGACCAAGGTTGGCTTGCTGCACAGCAATCTGTGCCGCTTGGTTCTGCGCGATGGCTTGGTTACGCAACTGTTCGGCAGCCATTTGCTGGTCAATGTACTGCTGTTGGCCGCCCAGCACGTTCTGGTATTGCTGCGTAAGTGCGCCTTGGTTTTGGGCAATGGCTCGGTTCGCCATTTCTTGCGCCGAGGACGCCATGCCAAACTGTTCCATCAACCGTGCGCGGTCAAACTCACCCGCACCGACCGCCTGACCAAACTGTTGCGCTTGCGCGGCGTTAGCAGCCTGCTGTGCTTGCAACGCTTGTTGGTAGTTCTGCGCGATAGCGCGGTTGTACGCCTCTGCCGCCTGCTGTTGGGTGCCAAAGGACGCCAATTGCGCCTCTTGCCCAAACTCGCCGGCTTGCAGACGCTGCTGGAAGGCTTGCTGTTGGGCTTGGTTCTGCGCGGCTTGCGTTGCCAATGCGGATTGCAAGTCCTGCTGCATACCCGTGTTGTACAGCCCTGCTTGCTCCATGCCCGCACCAAAGCCTTGCAGAGCGGCTTGGTTGGCAAACATAGCGCGGGATTGCTGTTCGGCAAACGCCTGCTGACGGGCCGCTTGGTCAAGGCTGATGCCCTGTGCGGCGGCTTGCAGCAATAGGTCGTTTTCCTTCTGCATCTGCGCTTGCATTGCAGAGTTGTACGCCTCACCGCCCGGTCGCAAACCTTGGTTGATCAGTTGCGTTTGCAGCTGCTGACGCTCGCCTTGCAACTGCGGCGACAAACGCGAGAGCAGCGCCGTTTGCGCCGTCATGCCTGCGTTAACCGGGCCTTGCGGCAAGTTGCCGATGTCAATCTGACGCTGCAACTCTGGCCCTTGAACGCTGCGCTGCGCCTGACCAAACTGGCCTTGTTGCGGGCCTTGTGCCACGCCACCGACGCCGCTGGTGTCTAGCCCTTGCAGGTTCAGCCCGCCGGGGCCGCCTGACGCCATGCCGAACAAGCCGCCTGCGGGTGCGCCTTGCACCTGCGCGACATTGGAGAGATTTAACCCTTGCAGGTTGTACGGCTGCGGGCCGCCGCCTGCGTAGCCCATGCCCATCAGGTCAGGGGCGAACGGAATCTGGCCGACACCTTCAATGTTGGCACCGGCTTGCCCTGCGACACGCACCGGCTCGGGTGTGGCGAGCGGGGAGACTTGCGACACCGGAGTGCCGTAGCCCATCAGATTGAGGTGCGCCTCAATCGGGCGAACGCCAGCGCCAGAGTAATCAATGCCGGGGATACCTGCGCCCGTAAACTCTTGCGCGATGGGAAGATTGCCGAGTCGTGCTGACGCTTCGTTAGCCGCCATCGCAAGACGAGCCTGCGCTTGCTGTTCGTTGTTGACGGCGGTCTGCGCCCAATACGGCAACTCTTGGCGTACCGTCGGCTGCTCAATGTATGTCGTAAATTGCTCGCGGGTCGGCATCTGGCCGCGGCTACCGTCGCCGTCTAGGATGCTGCCCGATTGATATTGCTCCAACGCCTTCTGATACGCCGCCTCGTCAAAGTTCGGGGTGCGCGACCAAGTAACGGTCTGCGTCCCATACGGCGTATAGACGTTGGGATTGCTCATGTAAGCCGACGTTCTGGCGGCTTCCACGTTGGCTGCGCCCTGTTGTCGCGCTAATGCGGCGTAATCAGGCGCTGGCGGCGGTGCTGGTGATCTTTTGCCCATACCTCGGCTCCAAAAAACGACACTTGTCAGGTGTCTGCGTCATAAAAACAATGTCTCCGTCGGGTGCGCCATCCTTGATGCGCGCTTCCTCGGAAAACCCCATTTTCGTGACCAGTTTCAGCGCCCGGGTATGGTTGCTGGAAATCGGCCCTATTATCTTATCAACATTGCAGACGTTATAGGCATAATCGTAAACGGCTGCCATATACGTCGGCGTAACACGCTCCCATGCGATGTGGCAGACGACCGATCTGCCGTTCCACATCTCAAAAACTGTCCCTGCGACCAACTTTCCGTCTTTCTCAAGCCCGAGAGCATTGGATCGTTCGGCGTGATAGCCGCCGTCCGTCTGTGCGGTGACCCAATGCCCCACATGGGGGCCGCTTACGATGCGCCAGCCCATCCGAGTTGATAAACGATGTCAGTTGATGCCCACTCCAGCGTCAGATTCTTGCTGCTGCTGTTGAAATTGACGGCAGCGCAGTATCCGATGCCTTGAAGTCCCACAAAGTTGTTCGTGACGACCGTATCTGACCCCCATAGAGCCGTTCCCCACAGTCCTACATCCCACAAACCATAAGCGGTGGGCGAAAAGGAAAGCGGGCCTACGATGTCGGCGGTCTGAAAGTCCACGTTGACGCCGATGCTGATGGCCGGTTGACCGTTGCTATAAATGGTCGGGCGGCCACGGGTGAAATACTTGATGACGCCGCGCGTCTCAAAGTAGTTAAACGCTTGCAAAGCGCGCGTCGCAATTGCAGAACCGTTGTCAGCGTAGCTTTCTGACCCCGTTCCCGTCGTCCATGCTCTTGCCACAACGCCGTCACCGCCGAAATAGGGCGTGTCGTTGAGCAAAGTCCACGAATTGGCGTACCAGCCGGTGAACCGACACCACGCTTTAGTGATGTTGTTCATCACAAACTGTTGTTGCGAGTTTGTGCCTACTGGAATGTTAACAATCAACGCATTGTTAAGCGGGTTGTAGAGCAGCCCCCAGCCAAAATTGCTCTTGTATTGGCGCGTGACGGCAGCAAATGCGCCTTGAATTTTGTCCGACAGCGCCACTTGCGGGTCAAGCCGCGACGATTGCAGCGCCGAGGCCATCGGGATCAGGCCATCTAGCGTCAAAATCAGCAAATCACCGCCGTACTTGGTCACACAGCGGCGCGAGATGGGCGAACCAACCTGCCAAACGCCGATCAGCGCCCATGTAGAGGCGCTGGAGGGGTCGGTGCCGCGATAAACGATGATTTCGCCTTGATCGGTGACAAACACAAGGTTGTCATCCACGCCGTAGCCTGCGTCAATCGTCCACGTTGCCATTGCAATGAGCTTGCCGCCGTTACGGGCAACCGATGACAGGTCAAGTACGTTGGCAGCACCGCCTACCGATGCGGTCGGCAGATACCACGCCTTGAGCGTATCGGCTTGGATGAACCACATACGGTTCTTGAACAACGTCGGGCAATGCAGCGTTGTCGTCGTGACGCCCGTAATGGCAGGCGTAGACGAGCCGTCAATGGCCGTCCAAGTGCTGCCGTTGTACAGCAACGGCTTATCCACGCCGTTTGCGGCATACAGATAACTACCGCCTACGGTCGTAATGTTGGTGTATTCCCAACGCGAGTTAGTCAGGCTTGATACTGATGCCGCACCCACCGCCCCTGCCGTTGTAACGTCGTACAGCGAACCTTGTGCGATGGCAAACATCTCGTCTGTGTTGCCGCCGTTAAACGTCATCAGCGTTTCTACTTGCCCGCTGATGCCCGTAACGTGCGGAGCCCAACCGCCGCGCAAACTAACGCTAGAGACGCCGGGGAATAGGTTGTCCAGCGTCACCGCATCAGTCGGTGCCATGTTGGCTAGCGCATCACGGGCGTTCCAGCCGCCCACGGGGGCGGGCAACGACGCGACGTTGTTGCTAGTGCGCTGGATTAACCGCCTGCGAACGGGAGACGCCATTAGGTGCTACCCGTGCCATAGCCGCTGTCGGGGATGTTGTCGTAGCCGATCAACACCGTACCCGGTCGCGGGGCAAACGAGAGGTTAGCGCCCGCCGTGTCTTGCGCCACCGCCGTCTCAAACTCCATGAGGTAGTCACGGTAGAGGGCGGTCGTGTCAAAGCCCTTGGCCTCAAAGTACTTGAGTTTGGTACCCAACACCATAAGGCGGTCGGGGTAGATGCAGGTATCGTTGTCAGCGGTAAAACTGTTCTTCGGCGTACCGTCTGCGGCTTCTGCCCACGCCGCGCTGCGGTACTCAAAGCCAAGCAACTCGCCTGCGTTGGTTCCCGGCCAAATCTGGAAGTATTTGCCGAGCAAACGCCAGCGGATACGCGGGCCGGTGCTGATGTAACCCGACAGCAGCCATTCCCATTGCTGCGCCGATTCGGGGCCGAGCATTTCCCAACGCTTGCTCTTGTCCCAATGGGTGCGGTTGACGGTGCTGACGTAATCAGCGGGGAGGTCGTACTTCACCTTTTGGAAGATGACCTGACCGTTTACCACCGTCTCGGTTGGGGCGTAGTTGAGCGTCACGCTCGTCGGGCCAACGCCTGTGATGTAGGTGGCGTTCGGGATACCGACGCCCTGCACCTGATACTGCGTGGACAGCCCCGCCGTAGAGGCAAGCCCCGTGATCACAGCCACGCCGTCCACCCACGACGCCGTTGCCGTAGAGGCTTCGGTGTAAAAAGTGTGCTGGCGGGTCAACTCGCGCCAATCAGCACGACGAAGCAACTCATAACCACAAGCGTTCATCAGGGCGAGTAATTGCACTACGTCCTGACTGTTGTTACCCGCGACCGTGGAGGGGGTCGGGATACCGAGTTCTTGCGTACACTCGGTTATGAGCTGAATCATCGTGCTGCTCATGCTATGCCTCCGTTAGTTCTTTCGGCGGGCGACCACGACGGGGCTTATCCTCCATCAAGGCCGCCATTTGTGCTTGCAGTTCAGCCAACTGCCGCTTGGTATCTTCCAACTCGGCGTTGCTTTCAATCTTGTTCTTACGGTTGAGGTACAGACGCGCTTTCTCGCGCAGTCCGATGCCACCCATGCCGACGCGCTGCATTTGAGCGTCAGAGGCAAGGGCAAGTTGCTCCACCGTCAAGAACTTCATAATGGACAGTTCAGCGATCTGGTCTTTGTTCACATCATCTGGGCAATCTTTTTGCCATTGCGACAACGGGGTGCCGATCTGCGCCGCAGCGCCCTCGCTCTGCTGCATCTGAAAGTACAGCCATTGGCGAGAAAACCGCGCTTTATGCTCCTCGCGTAAGGGTTGGTCAATCACGTTAGTCTTGTCGCCGGGGGACTGAATACGGCAATAGACGTTACCCTTGTTGGGGCCGTCCTCACGCTCGTAAAACTCAACGTGCAGTTGGGCGTCGGCGTTGCTGATGTCGCTATCTAATGGCATTGTCCTTGCTCCTGTGGGGATTACAGGTTGTTGACCTGTGTGATGGTACAAATGACCGAGGGGATCGCAGGCCATACGCTTGTGGCGCTGGCCGCAAGAATTCTAACGCTTGTGTCATCCGTCGCCCACATCAATTCAACGTAATTAGTAGGATCAAGCTGGATGATGAAGTTCCATGCAGCAACGGTACGCGCCGCTGAACCCTGTATTGCAACCGTCGTGGCGGTGTTGGCGACATTGGTTCCGTTTTTACGCAGCCAAATGTAGATATTTCCTGTGCCGCCCGAGGTTTTGTCTAACTGTGCCGAAAACTGCACGTTGTAGACGCCTTGGTTATCCACAACAAGCCGGGACGACGGCGATCCGATAGATACGCCGTTGCTGCTATCGGTGGTGTTAAAAACCATGCCGTAAGCGGTGTTAATAGATGCCGCCGTTTGTAACGTCGTGTCGCTAAACGCACCGTAATGCAGAATCGGTACCGAGCGGCCAAATCCTTGCAGTTCTTCCCATAGCGTATTGCTGACGGCAAAAAACATTGCGGAACAATCAGCATTGATCGTGCCAAAGCCTGCGTTGTTAATTGTGTCGGTCGCGCTATATGGGTATACCGTCAGCGGGTTGACGCCGCTGTTTTTAACAATAATCGTCTCGCCCATCTCGGCCTTTGGCAGCTTAACGCCAGCGCCCGAGGCAGTTGTTGTGACGTTCGTGTAGACGTAAGTGATTTGCGTCGCATTACCTGCTGACGTCCCCGCTGCTGATACCGACGCTATACCGTCGCCGCAAATGCTAACGGTAGACAGTTGGCTAATGCCGCTGCCGAGTACGCGAGAGGGAATAGCCATCAGGCTGCCTTTGCCTGTTCGTGGCGCACTCGCATGATCTCGGCAATCAAGCCGGGGCCACGCGCATCCACGTTGATATCGCCCATCACCTCAAAGAGCTTCTGGAATTCGTTGGCCTGTTGGGCCATCGCCATGTTGCAGTTGAACTTCTTGCCGGCGGGGCCACCCACATGAACGTCAATGGATGGGCCGGTGTATTCGCCGGTAAAACGCTTCAAGCCATCTGCCCGGTTGCAGCTGTCGTACCCGTACAGCACGAAGTTGCGGAACCCGAGCAGATAACCAATGTTGATGGCACGAAGTCCCGATGTCGTCCCGCCACCCACGGCCAACTTGCCGGGGCCAATCGCCTGCATCTCGGGGCCTTCTGCCCATGAGTGCCATAGCCATACGTTTTTTCCTTGTAGGTAGTCAAACGTCACGGGCGGGCAACGCGAGGCAACGAGGTACACGGTACGATCGTTCGCCTTTTGGATGCCGCTAGTGCGGTCACGCGGGTCAAGGTTGACCCACATATCCGGCTGGATGCCGTTTTCGCACAGGAAGTCATGCGCTGCTTTGATCGCCACGATGGGCCGACCGGCTTTGCGGTGCGCTCTGATTTCCTCTACAAAATCGGGCATAGACCACCCGCTCGCCACCAATACGATGTGACCATCGTGCTTGATAGGAGCGGGCGTCAGTTCTGGCAGACCACGGCCAAGCGCCGAGCGAATGTTGGAGCAAAGCTCCTCCGCTGTACCCGCCGCTTGTACCGTGATCTCCAGAGGCTGCATCGTTAGAACCCGACAACGCCCGTGGCGATGTGCGGGTAGCCCGCGATGCAAGTGACCGCAGAGGCCGAAGCCGCCGAGGTTGTGGCCACAAGGCCCGCCACCAAGCCACCCGTCACCGTAGCGTCGTCAAGCGACCCTGCGGTTGCGGTGGTGAACAGCGGGACGTTCGGCTGACAGCCGACCAACACGCTGACACGCGGCTTGCCGCCCAACTGCACCCAGCCGTAATAGGCCGAGGCAATGGACACTTGAGCAAAACCAACCGCCTTTGAATTGGCAGAGTTGGTCGTGGTCAACGGGGCCACCGTGTTGTTGACGTTGACAGTTACAGCCGACCATTCAGCGCAGGTTGAAGCGGCCTGCACATAAATGGCTTGACCGCCATCGCTCAAGTTGACAACGGTGCCAACAGCGAACGAGGGCGAGGTATCGGTGTATTCAAGAGAAACACCGATCATATTGCTAACAGAAATAGACACTTTGATGCCCTCCTTAAGCGATCAACACGCCTTGGAACTGGCCGCCCGAGCAGGTGAGGTTACCGGCCCAGCCAATCAGTTTCACAATGGCGTCTTGGTTGACGGCCTGCCGCTCGCCGCCGATCGGCACAAAGTTACGATCTTTGTGCGGGCGGAAGTGCAGGTACTTGGTGTTGAGGAACCACATATGGTTCGCGTTGCCAGCACCGCTGTTGTACGACGAGGAACCGATACCACCGTCCAACACAACGTCGGAGGCCATACCAGCACCGTAGTACTTGAGCGAAGCGAAGCCCGCGCCAGCGAGGCCCGAACCACTCTCGGTAATACGCTGGATCGCTTGGAGCGATTGCAGGTAGAAACGATAGTAGTTGTTGTCGGCCACGATCAGGTCAGGCTTGTCGGTGCCACGCACCAACTGGACAGCGAGAGCGTCCATGTAGCCTTGGATCGTCGTGGACGAGACAGCGCCCGCACCACCGCCATCAGCGGCAGCCGAGAACTTCTTGCTCTGCCAGAACGTCCACACGGCGCGGTTGATGCCGCCGTAGGTGCCGACAGTCGGGTCATCCGGCACAGCAGCAGCAAGACCCGTGAGGTTCTTACCCGCGTTGCCGGTGCCGTCACCATACAGGTCGCCCGAGATGCGGTTGGCGAGTTGAGCCTCGGCGACAGCCATGCGGCCGTCAAGGAGGTCAATGATCGCTTCCTTACCCGAGTTCTGGATCATCTCCAGACCCGAGATGGTCACCGCGCTGGCGTACTGCGTGATGCTGAACTGCGCCGACGAAATCGGGCTGTTCTGGCCGACGTTCAACACCTCGTATCCCGAGTAGGAATTCGTGTTGTTGGTGGTCGGATCGTTGTACATGATTTCTTGCAAAATCACGTTACCGCCCGAGAACGTCTTGACGTTCCCGCGCTCCTTCAAGCGACGAAGCAACGCGTTGTTGTTCGTCACGTTGTCAGCGAGTTCGCCGCTACGGCTCTGAATGGTCGTAGCGATGATGTCGCTGATACTAGAGTTGGCAAATGCCATTTAAGTTACTCCTATATCAGTTGATTACATTCGCGCTTCGGTTTCGCTTAAAAGCTCATCCAAAAGCGCACGACGGTCGCTAGTTTTGGGAGCCGTGTTTACGCCGGGTGTGGCGCTTCTGACACTCACCGCTGCTGCTCGGGCGGCTTTCGCTGCCCTGTTTTGCTCTTTCGCCTGTTTGGCGGCGACTTCAGCCTGTTGGGCCTTCGCCATCTGCTCAAACAAGTTAGGATCAAGTCTAACGGCCTTTTCATAGGCATCGTCTAACGTCTGCGCGACCCCGCTCTGTAGGAGTTGGATCATGGTCGGTCGGACATCCTCAAAATACTCGGCCTTTAGACTAAATTGGTTGATTTCGTTCAGCAGTTGTTGGTTTTCGGCCATCTCCTGCTGTTGCTTCCAGCCCATGACTTCGCCACGGACTTTGTTCAGTTCGTTTTGCAACGCCCATACGGTCGGGTCTACCGCTTGCTGCTGCGGAGCCTGTCCCGGTGCGGCGGTCGGTTGCACGGCACCCAAGTTGATGCCATACGACTGCGCGAGTTGCTGGAAATACACCATGCGCGTCTGCGGGTCGCTGTTACGCAACTTGTGGTCGGCTTCCATCAGGGCGGCAACGGCCTTATCGGGCGTCAATCCAAGCCCCTGAATGGTCGTCATATACGGCGAGATGGCTTCCTGCATCGCATCGGCAAACTGCGCCTTGGAGAGCAGCGGTTCCACGCCCGCCCGCATCTGCTCCTCACGCTGCCATGCGTATTCCTGCATTTTTGGGTCGGCTTTCTGCCAGATTTCGTGGAAATCCTTTTTCCATGACGCCGGAGGACGTTTCCAGACAGGCGGTTCTTCCTCCACCTGCGGTTCTTCGGCGGGGTCCTCGGCCTTTTGCGACGTAAAGCGCCCTTTCGGGTCGCGCACAACGGGTTCAATCGGCTCGCCCTTCTCTGCGGCCTCTAATCCTTGCTCCAGCATCGCTCGTCGGTCTACGACCTCGGCCTGTGGGGCGTCGTCTCGTTCCATTTGCTCATCCACGATTAGCCTCTCCTGTGGGGATTGGTGAAATTTACTTGCTGGCGCAGGTCGCGCAGTATGCGATCCGCTTGCTCATTGGTCAGTCGGGTGTTGACCATATGCTTGATGCGCTCAAGTCGGGTATCTACCGACTTTTCACGCCGAATGTGCTTGCTTGGGTCGTCGTTACCCACCTCTTCGCAGCCGTGAGCCTTGAGGTGGCGGCGGTGTTCCGAGCGGGAGGTGACCATCTTGCCGTCAATCATGCTCTTGTATGGCACGATGTCAGGCACGACGTAGTGATAACGACCTTTGTCGTCCTTTTTACGCTCAACAAACTCGCCGTCTATGTAAACGTAAGTGCGTTTCATTGATTAAACGTAGTCGGGGGTAGCGTTTTGTTCATTTGCGCGATGATCAAGCGCGTTTGGGCGTCCATATCGGCCTTGTACTTGGCGGCTTCCTGCTGGCTTTGCAGCTTCATGGCCTCCAACTGCGCCTCAAACTGCTGCTTTTGCTGCTCCATCGCCATCTTGGTCTGGTTCTTGAGTTGCTCCATCTGCATCTGCTGTTGCAACTTGGCCTGCTGTAACGCGGCCTCCATCTGCATACGGCCCTGCTCCATCTGACCCTTCTGCTGCAACTCGGCTTGCTTGCCTTGTTGCTCGCCGTCTGGGCCTTGCTGCATCGCCGCTTGCTGCAACTGCTGCAACGTGGAGTCAATCTGCCCTTCAATCGGTCGTGCGGCCTTAAATGCCTGCATACCAAAGCGCAGCAACTCCATCATCATCGGCACCATCTGCGGGCTGGCCTGACCCACCGGCAGGGCTTGCGCGAGGAAGCCACCAAACGCTTGCAGGAACTGCATACGATCCTGCTTCATCTGGTTCTCGTCCAACATCACAAGACTGTCGGCGGCAATGTCCACGCGGAAGTTACGCAGCGGCTTGTCGCGCAGCAGTTCAATGGCCTGCGGGATCAGTTGCTGATCGGCAGGCGTCATCTGGCTCGCAGCGGCGTAAGCAAGGATTGTCTCGGGCTGGTAGTGCTTGCACATCACCTGCGCCTTGAGACGAATCAATTCCGATGCAAAGAGGGCAACGTCCTCCTGCATGGAGCGCAATCTCAATCCCGCGTACTGGCCTTTGATTTGCTGCGCTGTCGCGGTTTCCGAGGCGAACGAGGTGCCGCGGATGATGTCCGAGATGCCCGTGATTTCGTAGATTTGGGACTTGATGTCTTCTCTGGCTCGGTAGCAGTTGAGGAGTGCGTTTGCGAGGGTATCCAGAGGTAGCAAATCAATGCTTCCTTTAAGGCCACCTTTCTCGCTGAAAGCCATCCACTTATCAACTGGAATAAGCGCATTGTTGTCGCCCTCCGTCATCAGCCGTTGCAGCGCCGGTTGGCTGGCGTCGTACACGCCGCGCACACGCAGCGCCTTCACTAGCCCGTCAATGCGGTCGGACAGGATGTCCAACTCCATCGCCTGATCTTGGTACAGGATGAAATCGGGGACGGGGACGAGGGTGTCACTCGTCGTCGTCGCAAAGAGCGGCTTCGGGCAAGGGAAGAATCCCTCAAGGCCGAGCGGGTCGTCGCGCACATCAATGATCTGCGGCATCCCCTTGCAGAACCAATAGACCTTCTGCGTTTCCTTGTCCCAAAGTTCACAAATCTTTGCACGGTTGTAGGTGCGCTTGGCTTCGTTGTAGGCGTTCAGCGGCTCTGGGCCTTGGTCTAACGGAATCTTCCGCGCCATTTCGTCGCCAAAGCGTTCTGCGAGGGCTTCCTTGGTCATATAGACCCAGCGCCATACTTGCGACACTTCTTCCCATGTGCGGGCCTGTGAGTGTCCAAAATCCTTCCAATGGACGTAATCGGTTGGGGCGCACTCGTATTCAATGCGCTCTAGGTCAGGCGGCGCACCCTCACCCTGCTCAATGTTGGAGGTGATGGATAAGCCATCGTCCTCAATGCCAATCGGGGCAACGTGCGGCTCGTAGCGCACCCATGCCGTACCGCGGCCGCCGAGGAAACGATCTTCCACGGCGTAGGACATGGTTGAGCGAAAGTCGGGGTAATGCTCAATCTCAAAGTCAATGGCGCGTTCAATCAGCAGCCCTGCCACGCGGCCTACGGGATCGTTATCGCCAAAGCGGCGGCTGATGTCGGCCTTCGGTAACTTGGCGTACACAGCGGGCTTTAACGTCTGGATGTTGCTCCAGAGAATGTTAAAGCGGGCGGCTTCGTTGCCACCCTGCCCTCGGCTATCGTCGCGGTAACGCTTAACGATCTTCTTGGTTCGCGCCTGCCATTTGGCGAACTCGTTATCGTACTGCCCGATAACCTTTAGGTACTTTTCCAGTTCCGGTTGCAGTATGCCTTCCATTAGACGTAATCGCTAAACAGCCCAACAACCGACATGGAGGCGTTGCCGCTGCAAGTGGCGCTGATCTGCCCCTTGGTCGCTACGTTCAA